TGAAAATCCTAAACCACGATCACAATCAGCTGCTTTCATAGCATTGACAGAAGTCATAATCTCTTGGACCTTAGGATTATCTGAAAATAGAAATCCTTTCATCCACGTGGCATTTGTGCCTTTATATTTCATTGATTTTAATTCAACAGGTGATCCAATCATATTAATAGGACCTTGTGCGTGTTCGAAATTGATATAACCTCTTTTCTTAAAATATGAAAAATCCATGCCTTTCTGCACCATTACTTCGCCTTGAGCATCTTCATTTTCAGTTGAAATTATTCCTTCCACATAAATACGACCGTTATCTTTATCAGCAGATTTAATAAAATCATTTCCAATATGATAGTATTTGCTGAAGAATTGATTATTTTTCATTTTGTTTCCTCTTGATATGGCATTTCTAATGCTTGATTTAATGTTATTCCAATTTTAAGATATTTTTGTAATTGAATCATGGCTTTTCCACCTAATAACCAAAAATCCAATCTCTTTTCATCTTGTTGATATTGCAAACGATTAAAACAGAATTCAAAATCAGATAAATAAAGTTTTTCATTCTTCAATAACTTTTCTGCATGTTTTGCTAGCTTTGGAGTATGATATTTATTTTTAGTTTGTTTTAAACTATATTTCAATGATTTGACAATTTCCTGTTTTATATTATATATGGGTTTGAGAATAGATTTTTGATTTTCTTCATGTTTTTCCCATAAATGTTGATCAACTTTTCGAGCACCTGATTTTTCATCAAATAAAAAGGCATATACTCTAGCCACGGCCCAACCTGTAGCGCTAGCTCCTGGACGATGACCTGACGTTGCAAAAGCCTTTAAACCTTTATCATAAACTTCTTCAATAATGTCTTTCGCAACACCACTGACTTTGGAAGCTGCTCTAATAAATTCTTCTTTACCAGGTCCTTTAATTTCATCTCTTACCTTTTGCGCTCCTTCAGTTTTTGTATATTTCGAAGGTTCTGTTTCGGCATCTTCATCGCCTGGTAAATCCTCATATAATTCTGGAGCTTTTACACCTTCTTCTTGACGCCTTTCAATCTCAGCTTCACGTTCCCTTTTAGTTTTCTCATCTAATCCTGTAAAATATTGCGAAGGGTGTTTTTGTCCATCACCATCAATATCTACTTTACGTTTTTCAATAAGTTGTGAAGCTTCTTGTCTGGATTTCTTTAATAATTCTAAAAATGACATTATTCAATCTCCTCAGCATCTAATTCTTCCAATTTATCTTCAACATAGGCAATGACATCCTTAGCCCATTCAAAACCTGGAGTACCCCCCCAAATCGCATGAGCTGTGAAACCATTATCTGCCCATGGAAAATCTTTATTCTCAGGTTTTACTTTTTCATCACCTGCATGTCGACTGAAAAATGAAAACATTCTCTTTACTGTTTTGTAAGAGATAGGTTCCTGATTGGCTAATTGACGAGCTCTGGCCCAACCAACCTGTAATCCGCCTTTAACTTTATCACCGTGTTCCTCTTTAGCATCTAAGGCTTCCTGAGCAATTTGTGCAACTGCTTTAGGAGCAATAAACATTCCTTTATTCTCATCAAAATCTTTATCAATTTTAGGTAAATCTAAAGACTTCCAAATAGTATTTTCTTCTACAATTGGTTGAATTGATTTTTGAGTCTGAACTTCATTTATATTAGCATCAGGTATCATTGATAATGATTTCGCTTGATCATATAACATATCACCAAAGTCTAATGGTTTTAAATCATCTAATGCTCTAATTTCATTTAAGGTCATATATTTTAATTGATTATCCTTAATCATCATCTTTTCTTTAGTTGATAATGAATCCATCCCAATAAATTTAATTTCAAAAGCAGGATTGATTTCGTTGATAATCCATTTATTTATCCATCCTTCAACGCTTCTAACTAATGGTCTTAATCCTTTTTCACGTCCCATTAAAACTCTTTGTGCCGGGTCTGTACCAAAAACTGAGGAGGATTGACCTTCACTACCAAATACAAATCCAATTTCAGCTGGGTCAATTTGATAAATAGCACAAATTATCTTCATTAAATAATTTACCCATTCGGTATATTCCATTTCAGAATTTGTTTTACCTAAATTAATAGCTTCAATATTTTCATTAGCTTCAGGATCGAGTTGAATTAAAGGCGTTCTTTTTGCGTTATTAACACCAGTTAGCATTTGATAAAATTCACGTCTAAAGGCACGGAAAATTTTAGCATTCATTTTTGATTTAACTGCTACTAAACCGGCAGCACTAATACCATTGGTAAAGTTTGCTGAATTAAACGTTTCAGCATTAAAAAGATTTTGTAAAACCTGATATAATTCTTCTAATTCAGGAAAACCATAACCACTTAAATCTAAATTAGTTCTCGGTCTTCTGACACCAAAGCATAAATCCTTAGCTCCATATTCAGAAACAATCTTATTATTTAAAACCTGAATGTAATGAATACTATTATCATCTCTTCGACCTTTTAATTGCTCTTGTTTTGTCATTGCTGAACGTCTAATTGTTGAAGCATCAACAGGAGCAAAGGCTACAATTTCACCTTTTTTATTTCTTATTACTTCAAAATTAGCCTGGTCATAAATTAAACTATCACGGACTATTTGTCTTAAAAAGCTTTCGAAAGTTAATTCAAAATCAACCGGTTGACTACCACAATTTTTCATAAATTCTTTTAATTCAATCATTTGTTGATATTCTTGTTGTGTCGGTGAACGATGTTTATCTTTTAACTGAATTTCAAATCCAATATTATCATCATATACCTCAGTTGCAAATTCAGCAAGTTGATTTGTTCTTGTCTGAATAATTGATGCTACAATAGGATGTGATGCAATATTTTTTAAAGCATCGTATGAAAATCTTCTAGCTGCATTATTACCATATTCAAAATATGTGGCTTGTTTGGTATATGAATCGTCAAATGACATATTCGCACTCCAATCATAATTTTGATTATTTGCAACCATCTTTTCTAAATCCTTTAAAGGACCATCATTTGATTGTGTTTTAATTTCAACTGATTCATTTTTTTTAAGAGTTGTTGTTTCTGAAACAGTTTCAATAGATTCGTTTTTTTTAAGAGTAACTGTTTCAGAAACAGTTTCAACAGGTAAATTTTCTACAACTTTTGCTTTTTTAGGTCTTGCCATTTCAAATATCCTTTTACTTCAGTGATTTGCCATACCGTAACAATTCGAGGCCATGAAACTGATAGTTTTATATTTATTGATGTCTAAGATTAATTATATGCAATTGGAGTATTCTGGTTTAATTTTTTTAATTTATTTGATATTCATATATTTTCTAAATCCTAATCAATCTGGAGTAATCCTGTCTATCACCAGACTAAAATGGAAGTCTTAACCAAATCTTTGGATATGTAGCCGCATCAGCCCCGGGTTTACGAGCACTAATCACTGTCGTTTCATCAGCAGCCAATAAGACCACAGCACTTACATCGATATTACTTGAAGCTCTTTTCATATTTGTTGCACGAGGTCCCTGAGTAGTTCTGTTAGCATTATAAGGAAGTCCTGCAGAACTAATCCCGTCAATGATATCAAGATTACCCACAGCATCACATGGTAAAATGGTCATAAATCCATTGTAATTTGATATACCTGTTGTATCAAAAGCATCAAAAATAACTGTAATCTTTTTATGACGCCAGCCACTCGTAATCGCCGGTAATATTAATTTAGGGTTTTGCCAAATTTGAGTATTATTTGAATATTGTGTTGCTTTCCAAATAATCACATAACTATCATAACTATAATCCAAGAAAGATGACCAACCTGTTCCCCAACCAGTAGGAGTTGTTCCATCAGGTCCACTCATATTCAAAGTCGGACCTTGATCAGACACAGCTGCGGGTTGTGTCACATAATCTTGCACATTTGAATTATCAATTATCACAACCTTAGGAGCCCAATTTAATGCAGGTTGCCATTTTTTGAGATTAGGATTAAATTTTAAAATCGAACCCGTTGAAATACTGCTATTTGTCCCAATAACATCTACAAAATCTTCTAAAATAGCCACTTCATCACAAGTGTGAACATATAAATTACCATCAGTATGTGTGGTTAATCTTAATTTAATTGTTCCGCGTAATTGATTAAATCTCCAAGTCGTTGTTTCCACACCTTTTACAAAGAGTTTAGTACCCCCGGCAGTATCTGAATTAACTAATGAACACCAGGTATTAGCATGCATGTGGATATAAATTAAATCACCATTTTGATATGAACCTCTTAAGGCTGAGGTAATGGTAAAATTAGGTCCAGATGATGAAACTGCATAAACAGAATTTCGAGCCAAATTAACTGTGACGACTGTCCCAAAGGCTCCTTGATGTGTTAAACTTGTGATTGAATTAGCTGGCCAATCATTGGTTGCGGTCATTGCTGTAATATTACTACCGTCCATCACTGGTAAACGACCTTGAGAATCTGTAACTACCAGTGCACC